CAGCTTACGCTGCCTTCACCCGATGCTATATGCGTGAATCGTATGTAGCGAAAGGAGAGACCCAGTGCCAACACCTATACCGAGGCATCGTGATAATCGAAATGAGGTCAATAACCTTTTAGTTATTGGCCAACAAGTCATTTTCGATTACACGCATCCCAATGGCGACGTAGAGAGAATTTACGAGACAGATGACTGTATCGTATTTAATCAGCTTGTATCTTTCCATGACTTTTTGGATGAGATACATGTGAAGAGGAATAACGGTCGTTATCCCTTATCCTACTGTGCCCATTGGAGTACGGATTTTCCGATACTGCCACATATTCGTGACGTCGATATACTACCATCCAATGTTGAAAAAGTACATTGGGTGTCAGAGAACAACTATATGCCGATTGGCCGTAATAGCCTTTCGACCATATTAGGTTGGTCTCCTTCGAGTCCGGTGTTGGAACAAATCAAGATACCCGAAGCCGTCAGGTCCGATCTTATCTTTGAAGCATTTAATTACTTCTCAGAGACATTCCCCGAGGAAATCGCAGCAAGCGAATTCACGCAAGGATTGTTTCAATTAAAGGCATTGTTGCCTAAGATTGAAGATGGGGTCCTGAATACCATAGCTGGTGGATACCTAAATAAAAGTTTCGGTTGGGATAACCTCCTAGCCGATTTAGGTTCCTTTTCTAGCCTTGTTGAGAAAATCAAGAAACGAATCGAGTTTCTGCAGAAAACTGCAGGTACTCCAACTCGTCTTGGCTTCTCCAGGCGACATTGCAATCCCTTAGTTCCCGACATGGAAAACTTAGGGGTAATGTCTGAACCCGTTTTAACAGGGTTCACGGGCAGCTATGCCGTGCTCAAATCCTATACCTGTGTCTTTCATGCGACTGCGTGGATAACGCAGACGCTGGCAGAAATAGATGGGATTATGATCTGGTTTCGGGCGATCATCACAAGTCTCGGACTCGACAACCCAGTCAAAGCTGTTTGGCAAGTATTGCCATTCAGTTTTGTTGTTGACTGGTTTGCCGATGTTTCCGGGCACTTGGATAGACTCACGAGATTACATCCGGCGGTTGGGTGGGACGTCAATGACTTCTCACACAGCTTCCGGCATGTTTTCAATTGGGAGCTATCTCAGGTGGCGCAGTTAGGAACAGCTTATGAGAGGCTGCTCATTACTAAACCCCTGAAGGTGATCTATTATCAAAGAGATTTGGGTCTTCCGGTTGATACAGGGTTGCTTGACCTGTCCAACCTCTCATACTCGCAAGCAGCATTACTTATAGCTCTAGGCATAGTTGCTTAGATAATGCTATAAGATACCACATGCAGGAGTCTAGACATGTCATTTCCAGATCCCTTATCGTTGGAGAACGGTTTCAACGCAGCTAATTCTTACACTAGAACGTCGCAAGACGCTAGTGGGAGTCGCTGGTTTGATACCGCTGCATCTGCTACCGAGCCTCGTACTTTAGAAATAAAGCACCAGGTATCCGGGAAGGGTAAAGACGCCGTTGATCGTCATCTTATAAAGATTTCGACAACTAAGCTCGATACCGAGCAGGTTCCCCACATCGTCGTAGTTTCTACGACGCTTAGCTTACCACGTAACACTATTGTAACCGCAACAAACGTTTACAATAATGTGGCCAACATGATTGATTTGTTGACCGCGTTGCAATGGGCGCCGTTACAAACGGCGTTAACCACAACCTACGTTGATAAGCTCTTGCGCGGCGAGCAATAACTTACGCATCCTGGTAACAGGAATTAAGACGTAAGGAAGTAGTAGAACACACTGTTCTATTTGCGGTAGTCTAACAACCAGGCTTCCGTAAAGGAGGTACTATGGTTGTCAAAACTAACGTAAAGGTTCTCAAGACTAAGGAGGAGTTAAAGGCAGAAATTGCCCTCCACCGTAGAGAGAGAGTTCTACTTCTAGCCGAGTACTTAGATCGAGTCATAGCAGCAGCAATTGTGCTGCGACCTGTGTTCCCGAAACCTGTGAAGGTTCTAAAACCTAAGAAAACTCGGTATCGCACTCTCAAAAAGAGGAACAAGGTATGAAACCCTTTGATCCATCTGATTGGGACATCTTTATACCACCTCCTCACGGCTATAAATATAGCAAGAAGAAAGGTGGGAAAAGACTTGCTCGCGCAAGGAGGATCAGTGCTCAACTTGATGGCTTATTAGCCATTATAGTAGCACTGACTGGATTCATCTTGGCCATACACAGTATTGCTATTGTGTTGGCTGAGATGTTTCCATAGGAAATGACTATGAAGTCTCTAGACCTTGGATGGTTTTCCTCGAAAGGGGTACCATGCAAAGCCAAGTCAACTTTTACGTTGACCTGCAAGAGCTGTTGCTACGTAGCGATCCATGCAATCTAGAATCAGCGTCCTCAATCGCTAAGGATATTGAGACTATAAGGTCTCGTACTCTTAACGAGGGGATGTCTTTCCTTACCAAAACTCTTCCCTTGTTAGGGAAAAGTCTTGATTATGGATTGGCGAATCTCTTCTTCTCTAGGCCACGCAGGTTTAGACCCGCGTCGTCTAGTAGTATGCCCGCATTTATGCAGGGGTACTTTAAGAAGGTGTTCAATGATTCTGGATTTCTCTTGGACAATGCAGATCCTGAGGCAGTGAAACATCTGCGGCAGGTTCTGTTTTTCGCGTATAAGCTCGAAATTCCCTACGACCCTAGTCAAGTGTCTGAAGTAATTGAGACATTTGTTCGGGTCGATGAAGAACTAGGGCCTATTGTCGATGAAGAAGCCCTCCAAATTTTGGAGGTATCTTCCTTCATTGCCAAGGATGTCTTTGATGGTTTTGACCACAAAGGCATCATACCGAGACACGGTCCCGGAGCGGTGGCCACTGGTGAGGTTCTAGAGGAGAAATGGGAATTTTCCCGTCTCTACAATAGCATCCACCAAGTATATCCCTACTATGATTATTTCATGGTAGGATCTGTTGGCGAACTTATCGATCGTAAGGAATGGTACATGACTTTAGAGCGACTTGATCAAGGTCAAGCTAAAGTTGTGCCCGTTCCGAAGGATTCTAGAGGTCCGCGACTAATCTCTTCTGAGCCATTGGAATACCAGTGGATCCAGCAGGGTTTGGGTCGAAAGATTTCTGATCATCTTGAGTTTAATAGATTCACGAGAAATCAGATCAACTTTACACGCCAAGAAATCAATCAAGCACTTGCCATGGAGAGTTCAATCTCTCTGCGGAATGCTACAATTGATCTCAAGGATGCGTCGGATCGTGTATCCATCGAGCTTGTAGAAAGGGTCTTTTCTAAGACTCCTGAACTATTAAAAGCTTTGATGGCGTGCCGCTCTAGTACAACCAAGCTCCCTGATGGGAGAATTGTCCAATTGAAGAAGTTTGCTCCGATGGGTTCAGCTTTATGCTTTCCCGTAGAAGCCTTCATCTTTTGGTCTATATTGGTTGCAGCGATAAGCCGCGACAACGTCCTCCATAAGAGAGACGTGCCACTGGCAGACGTGATGCGTGAAGTATATGTTTATGGGGATGACATAGTCATCCCGACGAAATATACTTCGCTATGCTTGCAGACACTTGAGTCGGTTAACTTACGAGTCAACCTCGACAAGTGCTGCGTCCATGGTCCCTTCCGTGAAAGTTGTGGTGTTGATGCCTTTAAAGGCGTCAATGTCACACCGATCCGGTTAAAAAGACTATGGAGCGGGCACCCTACAGACGGGTCTGCGCTTGCATCATATACATCGATTGCCAACAAACTTGGTGATCGAGGATATGATCGCATTGCTGATATGCTGTGGATAGCGCTTGAAAAGACCTATGGCAAGTTGCCATATGGTACCTCTCGAGCATCCTATCCCTGCCATATTGTTTCCGATGTCAATGCAGCCGAGTTTAAAAACTTGAAACTGTTTAGGCATCGCTATAGCAGACGTTACCAGCGTGTCGAGTTTCACTTATCAAAGCTACGTGCTAAGAAAAGTGTATCAACTCTCGATAGTTGGACTCGGTTACTCAGGAATTTAGTTTCCGAGAGAACCGAGG